AGCGGTTTTTTGTGCGCACGCTTCCAGAAGTTTTTCAACCCACACAACCCACACTCAGAACCAGGGGACATTGCATATGGTTTCATCGGCCCTGAAGGCACCCTTCTGGGGTGCCATCCACCCCATTTCCACCTCGTCCAGGCACGGTCGGGGGTGCTGGTGGCACCCCCTTCTGACTAGCTTGTTTGCGATCAGACATTATATAAATAGTGAGGGGGTTTCCGCTTCCCCGGCTCGCTCCGCTCGCGCGTCGGTAACGGTGCGAAAGCCTCGAAGCTTTCGCCCGGTAAACCTCACTCGCTTCGCTCGTTCGGTTTACACCGATACGTGCTCCTCGTCCTCCGCTACGGAGAACCCCTTTAGGGGGTTCTCCTCCGCTACGGACTCGTCGCCGTATCGGTACGACGCGCGAGGCAACTTCTGGTCAAGGCCCAAGAGCCCGGCGCTTGTGGCGCCGTGCTCGTTCCACCAATCTTCGTCTAGGCTTCCGTCTAGGCGCACGAGCGTCCCTGGCGGGACGCGAGCTCCCCTGGTCGTCGATCGCTCTCTCACGGCGATTCCCCTCTCGACCGTCCAGGGTTCCGAGCCCTCCCGCCAGGGATGACCCCGAATGAATATTCACCCACAGATTCGCCGGCGGGCGGCAGCGCGGCTGCGTCTTCCCACTGACACGAACCCCGGTCCGTCGGCACCCCACGAAAAAAAGTTGGACGAAGGGCTTGACAAAGGTCCAGTCGTCGATCTAGAGTTAGATCATCAACGTCGGAGCCTCCCTTTCACCGGAGACGACAAAGGGCACGAAGCTCGAGGTTGATCGGACACACTCCCGGCCAGAGGGGCCGGCGCAGCAGGACTCCATTCGGCATCGCTACCGCCAGGATGGGTTTGAGGATCGGGTGTATGGACCATCCGACCTCGGTAAGATCACACCCGCCATGCCGGCGGATTGTGATCGCGGGATGTATGGACTCTAGGAGGTCGTTCATCTCCAGTAGCCAGCTGGTAACTGGCTGCGGTTCGCATATGGCGGCGAGCTGCTCACCAGTCGCTAGCCGAGATGGCAGACCGACACCCATGGGCCGACAACTTCAAGATCCGAGGGGGATCACATGGCAGTAAAAGTTTCCGACTCCTACGGCGAGTCTCACGAGTTCGAGGAGGCCACGGGCTTCTTCACGAAGAACTCCGAGCTCGCTATCAACGACGAGGATGGCAACCCGATCGCCGCCTTCGCGGCCGGCTCATGGGCCGTCGTTGCACTCGTGGACGCCGATGCCGAGGTTTAGCGGGCCGCAGTATCGCGGCGCCATGCGGGACTACCGCGCGCAGAAGCGCGCCGAGGCCGAAGCCCGGCAGGCCTCGGCGCATGCCGAGGGCAATCGCCAGATCGACGAGGAGGAGGCGTTCTACGCCGCCAACTACTTCGACTTCCAGCCCCGCGTCGTCCTCGGCTTTGATGGTTCATCGAGCAACGAGGTGGAAGAACCGAGCAAGTAGCTCACAAAAGCCTGAGCAAGGGCAATGCTCACACCCTGGGGTGGTGACCGCCGTGAGGCGTTCCCCGACTGGGAAGACAAATCACAGCCAGCCCTACCTGGCGAGAGTCGGGGTCAAGTGGAGTCATCCGCAAAGGGCCATGAACGATGTAGCTCAACGGCTGAGCACCCGGTGCACCCCACCGAACAGGACTTATTTCCTGAGGCGGTGGAACGGATAGGTTGGAAGCGGGTTCGACTCCCGTCATCGTTCCGCTCGCAAGAGCCCTGCCCCTCGGGGGTGGGTTAGCACGGCCAACGCAACTGGCCGCATCGAAAGATGGAAGCCCTCGGGCAGAGCGCCCGGCCGGGAGAAGGCCGTGCAGCGCTAGTGCGGACGCCGGGGTGTCTGGTTTCTTCGGAACCGAAAACACCCCGGCGGACCACGGGTCGGATGGAGCTGGTGCTCCGGGTGGGCTGTAAACCCATCGCTCCGGCATGAGAGGTTCGATCCCTCTCCGGCCCACAACGCGTCCCCGACGGGGGACGCGGGGGATGACCGAATAATGCTCGGGCTGACAGTCCAGCGGCATAAGGTGCAGGCATGGCCGAGGGGCCGGCCCCTTACCGGGGGCAAGTGCTTGGCAGGCTCAACGGGTGTACTCATAGAAGCACACTGTCTTGGCCTTGGTTGGATGAAAAACCCCATCCGCCTCCCCACCCTACTTGAACCCCGGCCGCTTTCGAGCGGCCGGGGTTTCCTCATGCCCGACCAGAGGGGCCGACATGGCGTTCACCAACCCATTCCGCAAGCGCGTCACGCTCGTCATCACCGACGAGGCGATGCGCGTCGAGAATGCAACCGAGAACTTCGCGGCCTTGATGGCCGCCTACTGGGTTGGCGAGTTCGGCCACCCGCAACCAGAGAAGAAGACACCCATCGGCTTCGCAAAGGCCGAAGAAGCCGAGGAATAAGTGCTCAAGTTCTACTCCAAGCCCGCCTGCGTCCAATGCACGGCCACCCTCCGGTGGCTCGACAAGACGGGGAAGGTGGAGGGCGTGGACTACGAGAAGCTCAGCCTCACGACCCTCGACGTCGACCGCTTCAAGCAGGCCGGCTATCTGGCTGCCCCCATCCTCATCCCGGAGACGGGCGAGGGCTGGTCCGGCTTCCGCCCGGATCTGCTCGAGGAGTATTTTGATGCCTGAGTTCCAGTACGCCTGCGGCCACTGCGGCCCGTTCTCCATCTGGAAGGCGCTGACCGACCTGCACCCGGAGCACTGCCCGACGTGCGGCGGCCAGGACATCCGCCGGGTGTTCACGGTCCCGGCGGTCGTGGTCAAATGACGGCCGTTACGAAGCCCCTGATCTTCGCCTGCACCGACGACTGCGCCCAGGCCACCGCCTGGGACATGGGCCTCGTGTTCGGCGAGTACACCAAGGTCTACGGCGCCGAGGACGTGGTTGGTGCCCGCGTCGAGGACATCGAGCTCGGCATGTGCGCCCACCGCTGGCGCCCCGCCGTCTACACGGCCTACAAGCACGTCGAGGCCTGCATCTTCGAGTACGGACTGACCCATGAGTTGGGAGACTAGCGACCGCAAATCGCGCCTCCCTGACGACTGGCCGCAGCTGCGCCGCATCGTCCTGACGCGCTGCGAGGGCCGCTGCGAGATCATCAAGGCCAACGGCAAGCGCTGCTGGGACAAGGCCGTAGAGGTCGACCACAAGATCGCCGGCGATGACCACAGCCTCGCCAACCTGCAGGGCATCTGCAGTTGGCACCATGCCCGCAAGAGTTCCCGCGAGGGCCGGGAGGCCTACGCCGCCAAGCGCGCACTGCGCTTCCGACCAGCCGAGCCCCACCCGGGCGCTGCACCAGAGGGGGTGCCCAATGAGTCCGCAACCCATCAAGCGCGAAAACGAGCGGAAGAGGAAGGGCAACCCTATCAGTGGGGCGGCTAAACACGGCGAGATGCGGGATGTCCGTATCCCGCCGGCCAAGGGCACCTGGTGCAAGGAAGCCCGCGATTGGTACAACTCGCTGAAGACGAGCGGCCAGTCCGACTACTACCAGAACTCCGACTGGCAGATGGCCCGCATCTGCGGGGACCTCATCACCCACGTCTACGAGGCCAAGTTCTACCGCATGACGATGATGATCGCCGAGATCAACTCCATGATGGCGAAGCTCGGTACCTCCGAGGGTGACCGTCGGCAGACCATGCGGGTCGAACTGGATCTGCCTGAGGTCGAGGAGCTCTCCGAAGAGGACGAGGCCGAGAACCACTACGAGAACGTCCTGGGCTTCCCTTCCAACGGGACCAGGCCATAGGGCAGGACCTTGACCGGCGCCGGTGTGCGCACTGCCAAGGCTCCATGCTTGGACTCCGCAGGGATGCAACATACTGCGGCCGGCCGTGCAAAACGGCCGCCTCTGACGCTCGCCGCAAGTCCGACGGGCGATCGGCCCGGAAAGAGGCCGAGCGATATGAGCGCAATGGGGAAAAGCGCAAGGCCCTGTCCCGCGACGTGTACTGGAAGAACCGCGATGCCTACGTCCAGCGTTCGCGCGACTGGCGAAAGAGCAACCCTGGCCTCAAGAGGATCCAGGAGCAAAACCGCCGAGGACGGAAGCGCAACAACCCCGGCTTCGCTGAGGTGACGGCCAGCCAGTGGCGGCGAGAATTGCGCCGCACTGGCGGCAAGTGCACGTACTGCGATAACGATGCCACCACGGTGGACCACGTCATCCCGCTTTGCAAGGGCGGCCGACACGCGATCGGAAACCTCGTCCCAGCTTGCCAGTCCTGCAACTGCTCCAAGAGCGGGTTGCTACTCATCGAATGGCGCCACCGCGCCCGATAAGGAGCGGGGGTGATTAAAATCCCTTCACACAACACTGATGCAACAGAGCTCAAGGAGATCCTTGAGGATGTCAAGGAGGGTCGCCTGGAGGTGACGGGCGCGCTGGCAGCAGCATGCTTCCCGCCCCAGCTGCTCGGCCCGACATGGCGCGTGACGGCAGACGGCGGATGGCTACTCCCCGAGCACTCGCTCGGGTGGGAGGTCCTGCGCTGGACCCGCACCTGGCTGGTGAACCCGGACACCGGGAAGCCTTGGGCGTTCACGCCCGAGCAGGCGCGCTTCATACTCTGGCTGTATGCCGTCGACGAACGCGGCAAGCGGATCTATAAAAAGGCCGTGCTTCAGCGTCTGAAGGGGTGGAGATCGGGGTAAGGACCCCGTCGCGGTGGCTATCGGCCTCTGCGAACTGCTGGGACCCGTCGTCTTCGACGGCTGGCGCGAGAACGGCAAGCCCAAGGGGCGCCGTCGGCGCACCTCCCTCGTCCAGATCGTCGCGGTCAACCGCGACCAGGGCCTGAAGAATGCGATGCACTTCGCTCCGGACATCATCCCCCGGAAGACCATCGAGGAGTACAACCTCGAGGTCCAGAAGGAAGTCGTCCAGATCAAGGGCCGCCCCGGCTGCCGCCTCGAGGCGGTCAGCTCGAGCGACCGTGGCGCCGAAGGCAACCGCCCCCACTTCGCCATCCTCGATGAGATCCACCACTGGGTCCCGTCCCGTGGCGGCGAGGCGCTCTACGAGACCATCCGCAACAACGTCAAGAAGGTCAAGGGCACCGTCCTTGCCATCACCAACGCCTATGTGCCCGGCGAGGACTCGATCCTCGAGCGGATCCGCTACGCCGTGGACCAGTACCACGCGGGCATCGCCGCCGATCCTGGCTGGCTCTACGACTCGCTCGAGGCCAATCCCGAGGCCCCGTTCGACCTGAACTGGGGTCCGCACATCGTCCGGATGTGCGCCGGCGACTCGCACGAGTGGGTCGGCATCGAGGATGCCGCTGAGGACTTCGCCGACACCTCAATGGGCGCCAGCCGCCAGCAGCGCATGTGGTACAACCGCATCGTCGCGGCGGAGGACGCCGTCTACTCGGAGGCCGAGTGGGACGCGGCACGGGCCGAGGGGACCCTTGGCACCAAGAGCGACCTGCAGCCCGGCGACGCCATCGTCCTGGGCTTCGACGGCGGAAAGACCGACGATGCCACGGCGCTCATCGCCATCCGCCTCAAGGACAAGCTGGTCGTCCCGCTTGCCATCTGGCAGCGGCCTGGCCAGAAGAAGCGCGGCGACGCCGCGTGGGAGGTCGACCGCACCGAGGTCAGCGGAGAGGTCCACCAGGCGTTCTTCAACTACCGGGTCAAGGCGTTCTTCGCCGACGTGGCCCTCTGGGAGTCGGAGATCCGCAGCTGGTCCGACCAGTACCGCAAGGTCCTGCTCGTCGACGCCACGACCGATTCGGCCATCGGCTACGACATGCGCGGCAACAAGCGGCCGCTGGTCCTGGGCCACGAGGCCCTGATGACCTTCATCCTGCGCCGGGAGCTCCGGCACAACGGCGACAAGCGCCTGCGCAACCACGCGCTCAACGCCAAGCGCGACGCGGACAACCCCTACGGAGTCTCGTTCCGCAAGGAGAGCCGCGAGTCCCCCAAGAAGGTCGACGCCTACGCGGCGACCTTGCTCGCATTCCTGGCGATGAACAAGGTGCTCGAGTCCGACAAGAAGGACCCGGGGCGCTACAACCGCCGACTCATCCAGCACTAGGAGGCCGCATTGGCTGACCCCGAGGACGCCACCAACGGCCGCGTGCGACTCATCGCACCCGACACTCGTCCCGACATCAAGGCGCGCATCGAGAGCGCTATGAAGGTCATCGACATGGACGGCGAGGACTACGAGCTCTTCAGCGACTACTTCGCCGGCTACCAGACCCTGCCCTACGTCCCCACCTCCGCCACGGAGGAGACGCGGGAGATCCTCAAGCGGTCGACGTACAACCTGATGCCGCTCGCGGTGTCCATCCCCGCACAGATCTCCTTCGTCGACGGGTACCGCCGGGGCGACGTCGAGAACCCCGTGGAGTGGCAGAGCGTCTGGGGACGCTGCGGCATGGCCTCCAAGCAGACCACCATCTACAAGACCAGCCTGAAGTACGGGCAGGCCTGGGTGGGGCTGGAGAACCTGGGCAAGAAGAAGCCGGAGATCAAGCTCTACTCCACCCGCGACACCGTGGGCATGTTCCACGACCCGGTGAACGACCAGCATCCGGTCTACCTGTTCACCATCAAGAGCCGGCCGCTGGACAAGAACAACCCCGGCCGCGCCGTCTACATGGATGACAAGCAGGTTATCCAGTACGACTACAACTCCGAGGGCGAGGAGTTCACGATCCGCGAGGGGGAGACCGTCAACCACGGCCTGGGCGTCTGCCCGGCCGTGCGCTACGTCTGCGAGATGGACGACACCGGCGCCGTGCGCGGTGTCATCGAGCCGCTCATCCCCATGCAGGATGCGATCAACCAGACGAAGTTCAACCTGCTGGTCGTCCAGCAGTTCTCCTCGTTCAAGGTCCGCTACGCGGCCGGCCTGCTCGGAGAGCCCCGCATCGACGCCAACGGCGAAGTCCTGCGGGACGACGAGGGGAACATCCTCTACCAGCCAATCGCGGTCACCCCCTCCCGGTTCCTCACCACCGACGACCCGCAGGGCAAGTTCGGCACCCTCGACGAGACCCCGCTCGACGGCTTCATCCAGGCCCTCGAGATGGAGATCAAGCACTTCGCCACGGCAGGACAGCTGCCCCCGCACTCGCTGCTGGGCAACATGTCGAACCTCAGCGCGGAGACCCTGGTCGCGGCCATGGCGCAGACGATGCGCTTCGGCCACATCCTGAAGACCAGCTGGGGCCGGTCCCACGAGGCACTACTCCGCCTCGTGGCGCTGGACCTCGGCGAGAAGGCCGAGGACGACTACGAGGGCGAGGTCCGCTGGCGCGACATGAGCGACCAGGCGTTCCCCGGCCAGATGGACGGACTGGGCAAGGCGGCCCAGATGCTGGGCATGCCCAAGCGCTTCCTGTGGTCCAAGTTCCCGGGCATCACCCACGGCCAGCTCGAGGAGCTGGACAAGATGCACGAGAAGGAAATGCAGGAGATGCAGGACGCCGAACTCAACTCGATGACCGACCCGCTGGCAGCAGCCAAGCGGGAGTACAAGGCGCCAAAGCCACCTGAACGCGGAGGGGTCGGTACAGAGAATGAGCGATCCTCGGGAGCTCTCTAGGGTAGAGGCCGCACACCGCGCCGCGCAGGCGCGGCTGGGACTTGCCGGCGCGTACCTGGTCCTCCGGGACTGGGGCGCCGGCGCGCCCAGCACGCAGGTATCCACCGGCTGGATCAGCCCGGCACTGCGCGTCATCAACGCGCTGCGCAAGGTCAGCGTCAAGCTGGCCCGCCGCTACTACCGGTTGGCCCGGGCCATCGAGACCGGCACCACGCTCGGCCACCCCGACACCCCGGTCGACGGTTCGACCGTCGCCATGGAGGTGCTGCGCACCGAGTTCCTCGAGGTGCTGCAGGAGATCGCGGAGATGGGCAACAGCGCCCCTCCGACGGGCAGGGATCCCGACGTCGACTTCCTGTTCAAGGAGCTGGTGAAGGAGGACCCTCGGGCTTCCGAGAACGGCCGCCTCGAACTCATGGAGTCGGTCGACCTGCCGTCGTACATCGAGGACTGGGAAGCCGAACACGACCGCGATGCGGGCGAGTTCATCGAGATCGACGACTTCGACTGGGACGACGATCCGGAGGATGAGGCGGAGGTCCTCAGCCTGCTGGACAAGGCGCTCGAGAACGACGTCGTCAAGGCGGCCAACGACCGCATCCGCGCACTGCGCGACTCAGAGACGGCGCCAGGCGCCGCAATGGACCAACTCGTAGAGCAGCAGCAGAACGCCGGCAGCATCGCCGCCGGCCGTGTCGACAGGTTCGGCATCGCTGCGGGCCGCTCCGAGATAGACAGGGTTATCCCGCTGGACCGACGGGTCAAGAAGGTAGCCCGGGGCCTAGGCCCCAACCCGTGCAACTTCTGCGCGATGCTCGCCAGTCGCGGCTTCGTCTACAAGGACAAGCGCACTGCGAACCTCGCCGGAGGCGCGGACTCCATCAGGAGATACCACGACAACTGCCACTGCTATCCCATCGTGAGGTGGGTTGATGCAAGTGAAGTCCCGCCGGCCAATCTCTGGCTGCAGGGCAAGTGGTACGAGGTCACCAGGGGCACCCACGGGCACGACATGCGTCTCGCATGGCGCCGCTGGTACGACACCGAAGGCCGCCAGGAACTCAGGAAGTACCTGGATGGGCTCGAAGACACCCAAGCTGCATGATCCCAGGAGGATACCAAGTGGCAGACACCCCGAAGAACCCAGCCGAAGGCCAGGAGCCGAAGGATGGGGAACCCCAGACGCCCGTCGTCGAGGATCCGGCAACGCCCGTAGATCCCGCTGCGGAGCCGACGGAACCCAAGGCCGAGGAGCCGGAGGCCCCAGTTGACTGGGAAGCCGCCGCCAAGTCGGCCCGGAAGGAAGCGGCCGAGAAGCGCATCGCGCTGAACGAGCTGCGGGAGCAGACCAAGGGCGCAAAGTCCAAGGAAGAAGTCGACGCGCTGATCGCGCAGTACGAGACGAAGGTGCAGGCCGCAGAGCTTGCGGCGGCCAGGGAGCGCGCAGGACGCGTCCACGGGCTGCCCGACGCCATCATCTCCCGCCTCAGCGGAACGACCGAGGAGGAGCTCCTCGCCGACGCCGAGGCCTTCCGCGCGCTGCTCGGGGGCTCGACGCCCCCGACCCCCACGCCGCTGCCTCCCACGGGTGGACGGACCCCGGCCGACATCCCGGACACCGCCACCCCCGAGGACCTCTGGCGCAAGGTCAAGGGCCTGCGCTAGACCCTCCCCCCATTCACCCCTTCAGCCCCGGCCACC